GCCTTGAGCAGTCACAATAGTGCGAACTTCGTCGTGAGACATGCCGGCCTTGCATTCGCGAGATCCGGTAATGACAGGGCAGTAGATGTTAGCGGCCCGATCGAGCCGATACATGGAAACGGAAACGGAAGACAGCGTGCGATAATGATCGGGGACGAGATTAAGCCGGTGAGCCAGTGCCATAGTGTCTTTGGGTACGGTAAATGATGTCGGAAGATCAATTACTCTCTCCAGAGGTGAAGGGGAGAAACGAGAAACAGCAGTCTGACCAAAACCAAGATCATTAGTTTGGTAAGGATCACCAAATGCAACGACCTTGGGTGACAAAGCAAATATGGCGCGAACGTGCCAGGCTGGCAACAGCCATACTTCATCAACCAGCAGAATCCTGTGTGAGACGTCCTGGTCGAACACGCGATGTTGGGTGGATGCTTGGAGATCGACTCCAAGCACAGCTGCCCGGGAAACAACGTCGGCCAGTAGTTCGTTGCTCGGAACAACGACGAACACGGGGAAAACCGTGGCGAGTGCGAGATACAATGTGGTTTTAGAACAGCCAGCATTGCCCTGTATGATAAGGTCGGCGTGTGAACACCGACGCCTGCGAACGCGTTGGAAAAGCTCGTGTTGTGAAGGGGAAAGGAGCTGAGAATGAGGTTGAGTGTCAAAAAGAAAATCAGGCTTGCGACCAGGGTCACGATCGGCAAGATCGAACAAGCATCTGACAGCATCAACTTGCTCCTCGAGCGGAGGAAAACCGATGATGTTGGAAAGAAGATCTTGGACGAATTGATAACCGCGAGTGTGATATGACAAGTCGTGACGACGTCTTGAGGCCGGGAGCGCGAGCGCTTTTGAAGAAAAGAAGGATTGGACTGTGAAGAAAGTGAGATTACGCCACACGGGCGGGTTATACAAAAATTTGAAAATGGGGTCAGAAAAGATAAAAGCAACGAAAGCTTGATGATATGCACGACGGAGCTGGGTGCTGCGACGGTCGCGGGGGATTGGGAGGGAACCCAATGCACGAACACCTATGCGTCTAGGGCGGCTGTAGACGGCCAAGACGAAGATTAAGACAATGAATCCGAACCAGAAACCGAGAAACGGGATGAAGTCTAAAGAAACGGAGCGCGTCGGGTTATCCAAAACAGCGCGTGGAACGGAACGGACTGGAACATGATGGAACCAGTCGTGGACGGAGGAGAAATCGGGAAAGCAGATGATTTTCTTTTTGGTGTGTAAGAACTCTGGATCGAGAGAGAGAGGGGGAACCAAGAGAGAGGCAGAATGAGAAAAAGAAATTGGAGACAAAGAACCAATTTGTTTTGAAGCATCGTACTGGCAAAAGCTTGAAAAACCGAGGAAGCAGAGAATGTAGGCAATGATGGCGTACATGTTGTGAGGTGATGAAAACCCCCTACTCGCATTCTGCGGGCCTGTTTTGCATACCGGTACCCATCATTGTGCCGAGGGCCTGCTTGCATATCTCCGGGATGTTCCGGACACGATCCGGATGGCAGAGCTTCATCAAGTCTCGATTAGCCCTACCACGCTTCTCAAAGACCGTCCGAACACAAGAATCCATGTACTGTTCCACGGGATCTTCGTCTTTAGACCAGAAATGCCATCTAGTCCATGCGGGGCGTGCCCATTGCCGAGACCGACTTTTGAACCGTTGATCGCCCATGACGCCTGCATTTGAAGCCAGCCAGTCGTGCCACTTCTCTTTGCCATCATTTGCCCATGCCCGCACAAATGGTAGTGCCTCAGATAGAGACTTATGCCAAATGTAAAGGAATGCGATTGCATTGACCGTGCCGCGCTTGTTAACCCAGAAAAATTCTGCGAGTGGCATGTAATAATCAGAGCAAAGCAAACCGATGACGATTGAGAGAACATGCCAACGAAGATCGTGACCGAGGAGCCAATCTGCGAATACACCCGTGATAACTGCGACATAGAGTTGCCAGAAGTAGACCTTGCGGCGGAAACAAGCTGCACCGAGGAACGACATCAGAAGAGACATCGTGTAGTACTCATGAAGAATTAGAGCACGAAGACACGTGAAACTGATGAAGATGATGGCGAGGATGAATTCATCGGCAACCTTTGTTGTGTCGTGGGTGAGATCGATCAACTCCTGGACGTCAGTGAAAACCAGCCACACCAAGTAAACCCAAATGACAGAGAGACCCAGGGATATGAGCGTCTTATGGATTTTAAATGAAGCGCCGGAGACGGTACCGTATGCCGCATGCTCGACTCTTGCGCTGGCAACGCGTTTGTAACCGCTCGTCTTCACACTGCGGAAGTGAAAAGGGAGGACGAGCGTGCGAAAAACGAGCTGAGTGGCCAAGAAAAGCCATGCGGCTGCCTCGAAGCTGAACCCAATGTACAATGAGAAGGCCGTAGGCAAGCAGAGCAAGACGTTGACGACCGGGCCGAACAGGCGTAGGTAAACCAGTATGTAGAACTGCATGCTGGCAATGATCTCCTCGACGCGTTTCACGACCTTGGCGATCATCCACTTGCGATTCTCGTAGATATACGCCGCGATGATGCAAACGATTGAGAGGAGCGTGAGTTGACGGAGACTGCCAAATATGCCTTTGCCAAGTTGCTTGTGCCACGAGAATTTGCCACGGACGACGACGACGTGATGGTCTTCGATCTTGAGGGACAAATCGGAGCCGGTGCGGCGCACCCCAAACTTCATTGCGGCACGGAGGATCTCGTCAGCGCTCATGTGAAAAGCGTGAGTGTGGCGAGAATTCCTGTCGGCGGCGCGGATGTCCGGGTGCACATAGTAACGAAGCCTGAGCTGTGCGACGTAATTCATGACGTCTTCGATTGGGACGTCGGCAATGAATGCGATGGCTGCCGGGGCGCAGCGATCTCGTAGGTCTTCGAACACAACATCATATTGCCCAGACCGCCTGATGACTGGCATAAATTCCACGGGAACCTTCGAAAGGCGGAGATTGGCGTAGTACGTGGCCGGGCGGGAGAGGTCATTGACGGCCGATACGATGTCGTGGGCGTGGACGTACTCGATACCGTGCTTGGCCACCAATGCGTTGGTCAGTTCCTCGTGTTCTAGCTCGTTGCAAACCAGCATGTGATCTTGGAATGCAATGCACTCGTTGACGGAGTTCTCGCGCTTGCTCATGCGCATAGTGTATTTTGCGAGAGCACGCGCAGGATCCATGAACGAGCGGCCGGTCGACGTGAAGATACGATTTGCGAAATCCAGGTACGGGAGGATGGAGATCTTCTGGGTGACGCCGGTCTCCTTGACCATGTTTATCGCCGATTTCAAGCGGGGCAGTACAGGGACGACCGTGTTATCATCACCCTTGCCAATGAAGAGCTCGAACTTGGAAAAATCGAATGTGCACACCGAAGTACCAGTGGACATCAGGAAGTTAAACAACGCAGTTCCAGGCTCGCCGGAGAACAATCTCTCAATGACCTCGAACAATAAGCCGAGCATCGTCAGGCCCTTGCAGAAACGCTTGGCGCGAGTCATAAGATAAAGCGAGACGACAGTGTCATCGAAACCGAGGAATGCGAGAACCTTGCCGATGAAGAACCTGTGGACGTTGACGTGCGATGAATCCTGTTGTGACAGATCGATGGACATACACTCCTTGGCCTTGTGCTGGCCAGTAGCGCGAACAGCGTCATCGAGCTGCGTACCCGAATACCCGGAATCGTATATTACGCCACCTTTTAGCATGCTCTGCATGATCTTAGTTGCTTGAACGATCAGAGGACAAATGGTAGCATTGAGCAGCTTATTCGTAGCGAGGATGCCTTGACCGCACTCAGCACAAAAACCGAAGGCCTTGAACTTAGGCTTACATTGACACTTCAAAAAGTACTCATTCTGCAGGGGACGACCAGAATCGATAAACGGGAGTTCCTCGGCAATTTGGGCAATACGAAGCGCCTTTGCGTTTCCGAACCAGTGTGAGAACATGGAAGCGACAGACGGAACCTTGACGACGGCATCAGGCCTGATGAATGCGCTAACCCAACGATCGAACATGATATCAGCGAGCATGAAGGCTCGCTTATTGGGGATGGCGACATTCTGTGGTTTGGTGTACCGGTCGAAGACTGCCAAGACAGATGCAAGAACCTCTGTATTGGAGAACGGATAACCAATATGACTGTAGAGTGTGGGCTCGTGCAAATCAAGTGACTGAATCCATTCTGGGACGCGAATTCGGACTGTAGGATCAGGCTTCCGGAACCTAATCATGGTCTTATCGCGGGTCAGGTCGGCGGGTTGCGGCGGCTCCGGGTGCAAGGCATACAATGCCTCCACAAGCCCGGGGGTGATTATACCGAGACACGGAGTGTCGTTGGCATGTTCATCGTCCTCTTCGACGACGATCGGTCGACCAGCGTAAGACATGTGCGTGGCGACGGTCTCCTTGTCGGCGTTGAAGTTTTCAGGGATATCAGCCTCGGCATGGTCGAGATCATCCATGGAAGTGAACGCATGGGAGACCGGATCGTTGCGGGAGCCAAAGACGGTGACGCCGCGGCGAACGATTTGGTTTGGCCGAAGGCCGAGACGGACGAGAGCCTGAACAAGAGGGGCCTGATTGCGAGTGCCGGCAGGAACGGTGATCGTGACGGTCTGGCGTGCGCGGGTGAGAGCGAGAGCAAATGCGTACGGATTCTGTGCGAACGCAGCCTCATCATTCGGGAAACAATGAATGTAGACGTTATCCGAATCAGTGCCCTGGGATGCATCGATAGTCATGGTGCCATTGAAGATATTGGTGTTGGCGCGGTGGAAAGTGAGGTGGAGGCCAGGGCGCTGCGCGTTGGCCACCTGGATGTTGTCAACTCCCGGGTTCACAGTCTGGAAGAGGAAGTTGGGCATGATTGCCGGGCCAAACTCTTGACGATAAATCGGGAGGGCGACGTTGTTGACGATGTTGGTGATGTCTCGACCGAACCTGTGAATTGTGTGGCACAGGACCATGTGGTCGACCGGGATAATGTCGTGTGAAAACCGAGCTCCGAGAATTCCGTTATATCGGCGCTGGTCGGGAGAACCAAGTGCGATGGTAGGAATATTTAACGATGCCAGGGTAATGACGTGCCCTGCCGGGAATTGATAGACTTCATCGATAATGATGCCGGTGCTTGCTCGAACAAGGTGGATATTTGCAATTGCTTCGTCGAGCGTGAATACAGCGTGCCCAGGATACACAGCCTGCCAATGCGCCTGGAGTTCATTGGTGGGGACAACGACGCAGGCGCCAGCCGGTGCAATCCGCCGAGCGTGAGTGGATTTACCAGTGCCAGCAGGGCCGATGATAAGCAAGTCGAGAGTGGTCTGAGGATCCCATTCCCAGTTGTTAACTGCTCGCTGCTGAACCATAGACAGTGCGTTGACAGCGAGACCATTGATGCCGGCCAGTGCGTTGACCTGGTTTTGAGCGGGGTCAAAGACGTTGATCAAGCGACCACCACGGCGGGCCGGTATGCCGTTCTGAG